ACTTTTCTTTAATACCCTCCCTATCTTTTTCTTTAATACCCCCCTTAAGAATTCTTATATACCTCCTATCAATTTCTTTAGTACCCTCTTTATAGGTGTAAGTAGTTGATATATAACCATTTATAATAAGTTCTTTGATCCACTTAGAAATAGTTACAATACTCTTACCGTATAGTTTTGAAAAGTATCTGTTAGTTGCAAAGCACTCACCATTCATATTTAATAGTGCAGTAATTTCTGCATATAATAGTTTAGCATGGGCAGTAAGATTTTTGTCATACCTAACTTCTGCAGATATGATTGCATAATAGTTTGGTTGTTCCATAGCTATTTACTAAACAATTGATTTGAGTACCAAATAATATTTTTCTTACCTTTATTATTTTCGTAAGATTTTAACTGTTTATCTGCAAATTCTTTAGCTTTTTCATTAATATGTGCTATGCTTTGATTATCAATATATTGTTCATAAAACTCATACCATTTAGCTTTTCTTTTGTAGTAATAATGTTCTTGTCTTAATTTTTGTTCATCCATAATTTAAAGTTTTAGTTTATAAAAAAGGAAAGAAAGAAGG